ATGCCACTCCACACAGCGCGGGTGATTAGCTCAGCTGGGAGAGCACCTCCCTTACAAGGAGGGGGTCGGCGGTTCGATCCCGTCATCACCCACCACTCTTTACTTAGTAAAGAGCTCCGCTGTGAAGAGATTAAGTGTGATAAGTGGGTGATTAGCTCAGCTGGGAGAGCACCTCCCTTACAAGGAGGGGGTCGGCGGTTCGATCCCGTCATCACCCACCACTTCTGCGGGTCGTTAGCTCAGTTGGTAGAGCAGTTGACTTTTAATCAATTGGTCGCAGGTTCGAATCCTGCACGACCCACCATCCCAAGTTTGTTTTCAAATCTCAATAAGCACCTCCGTCTCACATATCGCACGCATCGTGCGGGTGAGAATCTGCGTTCAGATTCGAGCCGAGCGAAGCGAGACAGCCCCCTACCTATCAACACAATCAATTGATTATATTGATATATATTCAGTATATATTTATGTCCCTGTGTTCAAAATCTTCCACCATCAGCACTGAATTAAAACTTTGGACTCTTCATGGCAGCCATACTCCATTCCCTTTTTGCTCAGAACTTAGCCTCTTCTATCACCTGATCCCAGCCACAATAATTCTCGAGGAAGGTGTGTGATAACTGTAGGTAGACGGTTTTTCCGTGGTTGCAACGGATTTTCGGCGGTTTTTTAGCCGGACAATTGTGGAGAGAGGAAAAAGCCGTCACTCATGTGCCGCGGATTTTCGACTCTGGTGCCTCCAACGTTACGCTCGCCCTCCTCTACCTCGACTTCAATATAACCTTTCAACGCGTGACAATTGTCTGCGTCGGTTCGTTTGGGTGGGATGAATCCTGGGAGAAGTCACGGAGTATAGGGTGTCCGAGACATCATTACGGTAGCTCCCCGTCCAAGAGCACAGTGAGCGATGACGAGTTTCAGCGTTATGACCTTTGGGAAGCGGGCATCATATTCATGCGGACGGCCACGTCGATTTCACGAATCATAAGCGTCACAACCGGCCGAACCTCATCGCCTCTTTCGATAACCCATTGATTATTGACTGCGGAAACCACAAACATTCGCCAACGATGATGGACTGCGCTTCAGGCACCGTCTGTCTTTTTCCCGGCAGGGAAATAGCGATAGAGCGTGGATCGACCGATGCCGTATGTAATCGAAATCTGTTGTCGATTATAACCATTAGCCAATAGACGGCCGATCATCTCGCGGTCCGTCGGAGACAATGCCCTCGGCCTTCCTCCTATCCGCCCCTGCGCGCGAGCGGCGGCCATGCCCGCCAGTGTGCGCTCGACGATCAGCTCTCGTTCCATCTCCGCCAGCGCGCTCATGACATGAAAGAAAAAGCGGCCCATCGCCGTGCCGGTATCGATACTGTCGGTCAGGGAACGGAAATGTATCCCGCGATCGTGCAGCTCAGAGATCAGCGCGATAAGATTCTTCACGCTGCGCCCCAATCGGTCCAGCTTCCATACGATAAGCGAATCGCCCTTTTCCATGCACTTCAGCGCACGTTTCAGCCCTGGTCGGTTTTCGACCTTGCCGCTCATTCGGTCTTCGAAAATCTGGTCACAACCTGCGCTAATTAACGCATCGCGCTGTAAATGGTTGGATTGGTCAATTGTTGACACCCTCATATAGCCGATTTTTGCCATTTTCCCTCCCGATCAACGGCTGTGATGACGGGGGATTGTGGCAAATCATGTCGCTATAAGCATTCTCGAAAACCTTGGTTTGGGGGAAGGCTCTGCGCTACCGGTGGGGACCCCGATTCCCTGGCCGTCCGCGACGGTCCCTGCGGGATGGCTCCAGTGCAACGGTTCGAGCTTTACCGCCGCCCAATACCCGAAGCTGGCGCAGGTGTATCCGGAACTCAAATTACCGGACCTGCGCGGCGAGTTTATCCGTGGTTGGGATAGTGGGCGCGGGGTCGATGGCGGGCGGGCATTACTCGCTGCTCAAGGCGATGAGCTCAAATCGCACAACCATGGTTTCATTAATGAATATGGAACAGCCACAACAAGGTTCATTGCTTTCACTGATCAAAACAATGAAGGCGTAGATGGCGGACTTAGAGAAGGGAGTCGAGCGTGGACTTACGTCTGGTTGGGAAATACCGGAGGAAATGAAACAAGACCCCGCAACATCGCATTTAACTACATCGTGAGGGCCGCATAATGTCGACAGCCGAATTGAATCATGACCTGATCGCCGTGGTGGCCGGGGATATCACCGTCTACCATTTTAATGAGTTAACCGGTGAATATCATTTCCCGACTACACAATATCTGCCGGTGGGCGTCGGCCTGCCCGCGCATTCCTGTTTCGATGCGCCGCTGGTGCCTAAAGAGGGATACGCCATTTGTAGAAACGCCGAGCGTTCCGCATGGGAATATATCAGCGACCATCGCGGCGAAACGGTTTACAACACGCAAACCCGGCAACCCATCACGCTGACGACGCTGGGAGCGTATCCGGAAAATACCACGCTGCTTGCGCCCGCGACGGAATACGATGTTTGGGACGGGACAAACTGGGTGTTGGACGTTGCTGCAAAGCATGAAGGCGAGATCGCGCAAGCAGAACAACGCCGGCAAACGCTGCTGACTGAGGCAGATACCGTGACGTCGGACTGGCGGATCGCGCTGATGCTCGGCGATATCAGCGACAGCGACAAAACCAAACTGTCGGCGTGGATGGCCTATAAATCCGCGGTCAAAGCCGTCGATGTATCAACGGCCCCTGACGTGAGCTGGCCTGCGCAACCAGAAGAGTAATTTCTCCATCAGCGCTCTACAGGGGCCAGTCTGGAAACAGGCTGGCCTTTTGTTTCTTTGGATAGTGATATTGCCCTCTGGGGAAAATTAAGAATAAGCATAATTCTCTTATTTTCATTACGTTGACGGGGACTCTGATAGCCCTGACTTGGCACTTACTACTTACTTGATGGCCCCGGCGGCGCAATATAAAAGCGGGAAGGTAAACCTTCCCGTAGTGGTCAAAATAACGATGACTCTTATTTGATGGATTCGTTTATTTAGATGGTGACTCAGGCCACTCAATTTCACTCTCAGCCGCCGAGTTTGTATCTAATCGATTCAATAAAACTCGATACTTACGCCATGCGTTAAGCATCGCTGACTCACCCTCGGACGCTATCCCAAGGTCCACTGCATCTTGAAGTGGCGCAATAGCCGAATCTGCAGTGGCACGTAGTACCGACTTTTTCGCTTCAGCTTCGACGATTAATTCCTCAGCAGAGGGGGCTGGCCGTTCAGTCGCAATCGGCAATCCACCATTGTCAGCCATGATGATTTTACCTGCGGCCTGCGCCGTCAGTAATTCATTCCATGTTGATTCAGGGATTTCTATCACGTCCGCAGGAATCTCGTAGTTTATCGTATCGATGTAAAATCCATTTTCGTGAGCGCTGTAATAGATCTTCATTTAGTACCCCACCGCAATGTAACTGACCACTGGTACCAAACCTTCCTGAGCGGTTGAATATATCCATTCAGCTCCGGTTTGAGTTGCGGCTTCAATTGACGAGCTTGTAAACAAAGCAGGAGCAATCCCAGTACTGATTGAATTGGATAACGCCACTATCGCTGTTGGAAACGTGATCGGAAATGTAAATTTTTGCCTATTAAATGAGTTCACCACTATCGAAGACATTCTCAAAGATCCCCACTGCACAATGAGATTCTTTCTCACGCCACTAATCATCAAAGGTAAAATCGCGTAGCCGGGCGTCGCTAATAATCCTGTGGCAACCCCCGCTTTGGACAAATCCCCCAAACCAAGGTTTTCGAGAAAACGCGTTTTATCCGGGATATCCGCGCCGTTTTGGCTTTTTTCCATTTTTCCGGACAGCGAGTTCGTCACCGTGGCGGCGAAGTTGGCATCGTTGCCCAGCGCGGCGGAAAGTTCCTTCAGCGTGTCCAGGGCGGCCGGCGAACCGTCAACCAGCGCATTGATAGCCGATTTCACGAAGGCCGTCGTCGCAATCTGCGTGGTGTTCACGCTTTGTTCGGCGGTCGGCGCGGTCGGAATACCGCTCAGCGCTGGGCTGTTTAGCGGAGCTTTTTGCGCGATGCTGTTGGTTATCGTCGTCGCAAAGTGCGGGTCGTTGCCCAGCGCGACGGACAACTCTTTCAACGTATCCAGCGCCGCCGGAGAGCCGTCGACCAGCGCGGCCACCACGCTTTTCACAAACGCCGTCGTCGCCAGCTGATCGCTGTTGCTGTCGCTCGCGGGCGTGGGCGCTTTCGGCATGCCGCTGAAGGTCGGGTTCAGCTTCGGCGCGTACTGGGTATGCGGGTCGGCCGCGGCCTCATGCTGCGCCAGACCGGCGCTGGTCGCGTCCAAATTGTCTTTCAGGTAACGCGTGCGGTAGGCCAGTTCCTGCGCCTGACGGTTGGATATGCCGCCGGGGCCGCCCACCACCGGGTCCGAGGTTTCCAACTGGTATATCCCGTCGGTCCACTCGGCTTTTTCTGTTAACTCTGCCATTAGGCACTCCCGTAGTTGTAACTATTGTCATAGATTGCCGTGCGGTTGTAGCGAATCGGCACGGCGGTATATTCGATGCTGGCCAGATGGCAACGCGCGGGGGCGATGGCCTCTAGCGTGCGGCGCAGCATCTGCGCCTGATCGTTGGTGATCGGCTGTTGCAACAGCACGCGGTAAACCGCCCATTTGCTGTCGTCGCCGTACACGAACAGGTTGTTGTAACGGCGTTCGCCGTCGTAATTGAGGCGTCCGATATGCTCGATCAGCTCGACCTCGCCGAAGCCCAGGCTGCGGATCACCGCACGGATCGCCCAGGGAGTACCCTTGTAGCGATGCATTTCGATGGCGGTTTTGATCATCGCCCGGCGCGCGTCTTCCGACTCCGCCAGCACCCAGCCGTCTTCCTTCAGCGAAAACTGTTCGGCCAGCGCGTCCAGGGCGCTGCTGTCGACGATGTCGACGAGGTAAACCATCAGCGCCGACAGATCCAGCTCATCCCAGCGCTCGGCCAGATTCGCCAGCGCGGTCAGGCTGGCGTCCCCCGCCAGCGGGGGAGGAAGCGGCAGATCACTCATCCGACACCCCCGTCGCCACAATGTCGATACCGGTGCAGTGCGCCCACTGATGCTCTTCCACCGTCAGCGACTGCGTGGGCGACGTCAGCGAGACGTCGTAGACGCCGCTCACCGACAGCGCCGCCAGGATCTGGCTGAGCACGATGTCTTTGCCGAGCGTCGCCGCCCGCGCCTGAACCCACGCGGCGGCTGCGGTTTCCGCCGCGGCTTTCACGGACTCGGAGGACTCGCCGCGCTTGATGACCAGCTGCGCATGAATGGCATAATCCACCCGTTCCGGCGCGCTGACGGTGACCGTATCGGTCAGCGGACGCACCTTCTCGGCCGAGCACAGGCTCTCGACGGCGGTGAGCACCGCCTCATCCGGCAGCCCGTCGGACATCAGCGGGTACAGCTCGACCGTCCCCGGCGTCGGCGACACCACCGCGACATCGACGATGTCCGGGTGCGCGCTCAGCGCGTGGTAGCGGTACGCCAGCCGGGAACCGGCGGTGCTGAAGGCTTCAGGGGCCAGCATGATGCGTTCGCGCAGCTTCTCGTCATCTTCCTGCTCGGAACCGCCGCTGGTGGCCGTCAGGTTGCTGACCTGCAGGTCGAGGAGGTCGCTCACATCGTCCAGCAAGGTACTGATCTGCGCGGGTTGCCAGCCATTGCCGACGGTGCCCGCGTCGGTGCAGGTCGCCGTGGTGCTGACGCTCGTCTCGCCGGCTTTCAGCACGGCGTCCGTGTCGGTCGCGAAAATGACGCTGTCGGAGGCGCTGACCCGCAGCCCGGCCGGGATCAGCACGTCGGTCAGCGGCGCGGCGTCGACGCTAAACGCCAGCGTCGTCTGCGCGGACTGCGCGGCCAGGCGATAAACGCCCACCAGCTCGCCGAGATAATCCAGCATCGGCGCACGCGCGTAGCGCACCAGATTCTGTTTCGCCGCATCCTGAATGGCGCTGCGCAATAGCATTTCGCGATAGGCGATCAGGTCGATCAGCAAGCGCTCCGCCTGCGCCGGATAGAGGGTTTTGCCGCTGTCCGCCTCATAGCGGGCAATCATTTCAGCCGTGATCGCCTCTGCATCACGTTCGATAAACACAGGCTCTGTTGTTAACGCCATACCAGCTCCGTTTGTTGTTCCACGCCTGCGACCGTGCGCCACTGCACCCGCAGCGTCAGATGTTCGCCGTCCACCGTGGGTTTCACGCCCAGCAGTTTGCAGCGCGGCTCCCAGCGCTTGATGGCCTCAACCGACTCCCGCACCACGTGCGGAATAGCCCGGTCGATCGGGTAGTCGAGGTAGCGATGCAAATCGCTGCCGAACTCCGGACGATGCGGGTCGCTGCCGCGCGGGGTGCGCAGAATAATGAAAATGGATTGAGCAATATCGGCGGCGCCCTCGACTAAATCGCCGGGGTGTTGCAGTGCCGGTTGCCAGAAGATTGAGTTCGTTTTCATGTGCTCAGTATCCCCGCCAGCCCGCGCCAGTGCTTGTAAACACAGTTAAAGGCGCACGAGGGACGTAGCGGGAAATTACGCGTTGGCCGCCCTTGCCCAGCCAGGGATCGCCTGAGCGAAGCACGGCCTCAAAACGGTCAAAAAGGGAGCAAGAACGCGTCGAAAAATGGCGTAAACCGGGAGTGGAGAACGCGCCTCAAACGACAAAAAAGGATGCCCGGCGACAGGCTGTTCTCCCGCCGCCCCTCGTGCTGGGATGGGGACACGATCAAGGGGGAGGTCGAGTTATGGCACAACGTGTGGAGTCTCGGTGGTGAGAGATGAGAGAGTGGAATGTGGGTGTCGGAGAAGGGCCGTTTCTGCCCGCCCTTCTCCGCATACCGTTAGTGGGAGTGGTGGTTGGAGTTGCCGCCCGCGTCCATGACGGAACCGGAGGCGCTGACGTTGCCGTTGACGGTGACGTTGCCCTGAATGCTCGCCGTCGTACCGACCATGCCGCCCTGATAGGTGAGCTGCCCCTGAACCAGCACGTTGCCGGTGAAGGTGGTGTCGGGCGCGTCAACGGTAGCTCGCGGCGTTTTAATCACCACGTCCGCCTGCGTTTCGATGATGATGTGCTGAATACCGCCGTTGACCGTCAGCGTGTGCGTGGCGCGATCATAATAGAACGCCGCGCCGTCCGAGTAGGTACAACCGCGGGCCTGCGCGTTGTCGACCGGCGGCGTGTCGACGCTGGAGTAGATGGCGCCGAGGATCACGCCGTCTTCCCCGTTATCGTCCAGCAGCACCCGCACCTGTTCGCCGACGTCCGGCAACCAGTAGTCCTTGTTATTTTGCGTGTTGCGCTGCAACACCTCCAGCCAGGCGGTGCGCAGGTTATCGCACTCCGGCAGCCGCACCCGGGCGCGTACGCCCGCGGCATCCACGGCACTCACGGTGCCGACACGTAACGAAGTCATCGGTCACCCTCCTGACGATTGGCCCGTGCTCGCACGGCGTAAATGCTCGCGTGGTTCGCTTTTTTCATCATGCTCAGACCTCTTTTTTTGTGATGGACGTGGTACGGATGTCAGGCTGATAAACGGCCGACGCCCTGCGAGCGCCTTGGGTTACCGCGCTGCGAACGGCTTCATGGTTCGTTCTTATCATGATGCGCCCTCTTTTTTCGTGGTCTGCGTGGTACTGCCATCAGGGTGATAGACGGACAGCGTGTTGGATTGCCCGGTCGTCGCCGTGCGTGCGCCCTTGGTGACCGGGCCGCGGACAATCTCCAGCTCGCTAACATAACCGCCGTCGCGCGTGAGCGAATGTCGTACCTGATTCAGCAGCCAGTTGCCGGAAAAGCGGCCGAAACCGCTCAGTGAAATTTTGTTGCCGGCGACCAGAGACGTCGCGCCCATCACGGTCAGTTGGCCGCTTTCCTGCTGTTCGTTGTGCTGGTCCAGCGCCGCGTTGGCCTTCGCCTCCGCCGTGTCCTTGTCGGTCGTGCGGCTGTTGACGTTGAGCGTGTCCGCGCTGGTCTCGCTGTCGTCGGTGGACTGCGTCCCGTCGGCCTTGTAAGTCACCAGCTGCTTTTTCGCGGGGTTCTGATGCTTAATCTTCGCCCCCTCATAGACCTGATTGATGGTGTCGCGCACCGAAAAGCTGGCGACGTCGTTGCGGGTCAGCGTCTTCACCGGCTCCTGGCTGCGCAGCGCGCCGAGATGCGAGAAAATCAGCTGGGTGTTGGTCACCTTCACCGCGTAGCCGTACTCGCTGGCCAACCGTCGCAAAAAAGCGACATCGGTCTCCGCGTACTGCGTGATGCGGTCAAAGCGGATCGGCGCGATGCTGCCCACCAGCGTCAGCTTATGTTTCTTGGCGATGCGGTTGGCGATGGCCGCCAGCGTGGTGCCTTCAAACCCCCGGCTGGACTTGGTGCGCAGCGCGGTTTTGACCGAGGTCGCCACCCCGCGCATCGAGACGGTCGAGGGCGGCGAGCGCACGTCGATCTCGTCGATGCTGAAGGTGCCGCAGTCCCGCAGGGCGTCGCCGCGATAGCCCAGTTTTAGCGACAGGGTGTCGCCTTTTCCCGGATACCAGGCGTCAATCCAGCGGCCATCGGTGTCGTCCAGCTCCACTTCCAGCGTGTCTGACTCATTTTTGATGCTGTCGGTATAAGACAGCCGCGTGACGTAGGGCGCGATATCGTTGGTGATATCTTTTTGCAAATACCACAGCGTGAAAATCGGCTGCGGCACTTCCCGATTGGCCGTCGATGCGGCCTGTTGAGCGATCAGCGTAGCCACGGCGGCGTCTCCTCCGTCAGCACGACATCAGCCTGTTCAATCACCGGGATCGACAGCATGATGCCGGAGTCCAGCACCGGCGTGACGGCCACGTGCGGATTGGCGGCGATAATGCGGTCATAGCCCAGCGGATCGCCGTAGTAACGGTAGGCCAGCGCGTCCCAGCGCTCGCCCTGTGTGGTGATGTGCTCGATAAACATCAAATCCTCCTCGTCGTGATGGCGGCGGTCAGCGAACTCACGACCGGCGCGACTTTCTCCAGCGTGTCACCGGCGGCGCTGAGCTGGGTGGCGACCACGTCCAGCGCAGGCGACAGGTCGTCGATGTTACTGACGCTAATTCCCGACAACGCCGTGTGGGCGCTCTTCACAAAGGTGATGGCCTGATCCGCCGCCTTGGCCACCCGGCTGACTTCCGGGAAGGTCGCGGTGACCGCCGCCAGCGCCGGCACCGCTTTCTGCAACGGTTCAACGGCGGTGCCGATCTGGGTCAGCAGCGTCGGCACCTGGCCCAGCGCCTGCGATGGATTGTTCTTTATCTTCTGCACCGTCTGCACTACCGCTGAGACGTTTTTCACCACCGACTGCGCCGTGCGAACGTAGCCCACCGCCGTGCGGATCGCGCTGGCGATGCCGGATGCGGCGGCCGTCGCCGTCGCTACCGTCTGGCTGTTCGGCACGCCGGTGTTGACGGCGGGCGCCGCCAGCGGATTTTTCGGGTCGCCGACATACTCGCGTAGCGTCACTTCCGCCGTCAGCGCCAGCACGTTACCGGACTTGTCGGTCTGCTCACTGGTGGCGCGCACCTGGGTCAACACAAACCAGCCGCGATAGTCGCCGTTGCCGAAGACCAACGCCTGCGCCTGATGCGATCGCAGCAGATTGCGCAGCCGCGCCAGCTCGACGTCCGGCGTACAGAACATCTGGTTGAACACCAGGCTGATGCTGATCTCATCCAGCTTTTCGCCGATGAACTGTAGGCCCGGCTTGCCTTCGATGCGGGCGTGTTCGGCGTAATCCGCGCCGAACTGCGCTTCGAAGCCGTCCCAATAGGCGATCAGCTCGAATTCAATATCTCCCAATACGGCAAACATTATGCGTACCCCCGACGTTGCTGCTGTTCCATCACCTTCTGCATCATTTTTTCCAGTTCATGCAGGCTCAGATTGAGCGCATTTTTAATTTCCGGCGTCGCCGTCGCAGGCTGGCCGTTGACATGGATGGTCGGCGAAAACGACAGCTTCAGCCCCTCGCCCGCGCCGGCCTTCGCGTTGGCGTTGGCCCCGGTCGTCGCAGGCATCTGCGGGACGTCAGCCGCAGTCTTGCGGGCCGGCGGCGGCGTCACCACGGGGTGTTCACGTTGGGTGATCGTTTTGTTCGAGCTCTTGTCGTCGTCCTTCGGCTCATCGTTAAACCAGCCGCTGATGCTGCTGCCCAGATTCGAGACGACGCTTTTCAACTTCTCCCATTTATCCGTGATGCCTGAGATCAACGAGCCGATCAGATTGCTGCCAAACTCACTGAAGCTGGCCGGCAGATCCACGCCGAAATAGCTCAGAACCCCCTCGAACAGCTTGTGGAAAATGCCGATGGGCGACCAATCCACAAGGATTTGGGTCAGGCGGCCAATACCGCCGCTGAAATTGGTTTTCAGCCCTTCCCACAGCTCGGAGGCCCACTGACTGAGCGAGCTGCCGAAACCGCTGAACACGGCTTTGACGCTCCCCCATTTTCGGCTGATGGCCGCCGACAACGCGCCGATCATTTTGCCGCCCGCGTTGCTCAGATTACTGGGCAGTTTGATGTTGAAGTAGCTCAGTACGGCGGCGAAAAGTTTGTAAATGATGCCGATTGGCGACCAGTTGAGCAGCAGTTTGCTCACGCTGCCGATACCGCCTCGGAAGGCTTTTTTGACGTCTTCCCAACGCGCGCTGAACCAGTTGCTGATGGGCTCCCAGTAGCGGTAAATCAGGTAGGCGCCGACCGCAATGCCGGTAATCAGCAAGCCGATGGGGTTCATCAACAGCGCGCGGCCGAACACCATTACCGCCCGACCGGCGATCAACAGTCCGCGTCCCAGCGCGCCGCCAAAGCGCATAATGCCGGACTGCGCCAGGCTCAGGCCGGATCGCACTAGCCCTGAAACCACACGCATACCGCCCATCACCACCCGGCCGACGGCCAGCACACCCTGCCTCAGCGCGCCGCCGAAACGGGTGAAGACGGACTGCGCCAGCGTCAGGCCGGAATGCAACAGGTTCAACGCATAACGCACCCCGCTGAACACGGCCTTGAAGACGGAGAACGCCTGTTGGGCCACGACGACAGCCTGAATCAGGCCGGGATGCAGCTGAAGCCAACGGGCAAAGCCATCCAACACCGGCATCACGGCGTCGCCGACCGCCATCAGCGCCGGCGCGAGCGCTTCGCCCACGCTGAGACTCATGGTGTCGCCCGCCACCTGCATATGCTGCCACTGCCCTTTCAGCGTGTTGTTCTGCGCCGACGCATCCCGCGCCATCGTCCCTTCCGCCTCCGGGCTGAGCATCGCCTGCTTATTCTGCTGATAGTCGTCCCAGTTCTGACGCATATTGAGCAGATGCGACACCGCCTGGTTGTTGTCGAAGACCTTGGACAGACCGGACTTCGCCATCAGGCGCTCCTGCGTCGCCATATCGCCTTTCGCCACGGCGGCTTGCCATTCCGACTTGAACTTCTCGCCTTTGTCGTCGATAAGCCGTTGGCCGATCATCAGCGAGGCTTCGTAGGTGGAGAATCCCTGCTTGATGTAGTCCGCCATCGACGCCTGATAATTCACGCCCGCCGACGCATAGCGCTCGCCGATGTCGTTGCTATTAACGCTCTCCAGCCATCCTTTGAGATTGGCGACAGCGGTGTCGTCGCTGCCCGACGCCGCTTTGCCGACCGCCAAACTGGAGACAATCTGGCTCAGCGCCGCGTCGCCGGTGATGCCGTTCTGTTCGAAGCTGCCCGCCAGTTCCGGCAGCGATGACGACAGCGAGGCTACGTCGAGATCGCCCGCTTTGGCGCCGGACAGCATGTGGTCGAACGCACCGGTGACGGCTTGTTTACCGTCAAATTTCAGGGTATTGAAGGCCGCGCCCAGTTGCGCCATCTGCTTGATGTCCGCCTGCGTGGCCGCAGCGGCCGTGCCGACGACCCCCAGCAAGTCTTTGCCCTTCATCGGGTCGACACCGCCCTCGATCAGCGTCTCAAGCCCGCTTGTCAGGGCCGACTGCCGCTGACTGCTTTGCAGCGAGTACTCCCGCAGCGCGTCGGCAATCTGTTGTTCCTGTGTGCCGGACAACCCGCTGCTGACGGTGATATTGCGCAGGCTGGCCTGCTGTTCCGCATAAGCCTTGACCCAGTCCACGATGGGGGACGCCGTCTCTTTGACGTTGTCGACGGACTCGGACAAGTCCGCACGCAGCGCTTCCCGCTGCTCGGACAGCGCGGTGTACTTCTCGCTGAGTTCAAGCAGCCGGATCTGCTGCGAAGTGAGGGTGTCCTGAATGCGGCTGACGTCTTGCAGGTCGTCGTTCAACCGCGGTAAATGGCGGCCGCTCTGACTCGCGGCCCGCGCCATCGACTCCATCATCCGCACCTGCGACGTCATCATGCGTTGATACGCCTGGTTGAAGGACGCCATCGAACGGCTATATTCCAGCAGCGACTGCCGAAACGCGGCGGCCCCGCTAGAGGATTCATCGAAGTTGGCCATGATCGTTCTATCCTTAAGCCAATGAAAAAAAGGGATCGCGAGAGGGATTCGGGTGTGCCCGGCCGGGCAGGAAGGGAAAACGACCGACGTTGGCCGCGGACGGCGAACGGCCCGCGCGACGGCGGCTGATGCGAGGGTCGGACGGCGGTCGGCAGGGTCTGCCCGTCAATTTATCCGTCTCGTCCGACGCCGCGCGGAGCGTGTTTTGGTATTCCCTCCTTCAGTCGCCGTGCTCACGTTTAATCTGGTCCCTGGCCATCTCCAGCCAGTCTTCCAACTCGTCGATCGTTAGGTTATTCAACTCACTCGGCTGAAACCGAAACCACCTCGCCAGCAGCGCCTGTGCTTCCATCAGTCCCTTCGGACTTAACCACGCCAGACAGTTTTTGAAATCGTTTGGACAGCTCCATGAAGTCGGCCAGATCCATCTCATCCAGATCTTCCGGCACCATATTGCTGGCGCGAGCCAGCAGCAAGCTGTCCCAGTCGGAGGCGTTGTCGGTCAGTTTCATGACCGCTTTCAGGTCTTTGGCCTTCAGGCGTCGCAGCGTGAGTTCCGTCAGGCGCTCGCCGGCCGGCGTGGAGTAAGGAAACTGCAACAGGTACTTTTCGCTATCGGACATCGTGTGCTCCAGAGTGTGATTGGGGGCCAGCCGCAACGGCGGATGGCCGATATTCGTGATAAAAGGTCGGCGTTTCACCGACGTTCGCGTTCATTTATCTGCCTTAGACGGCCCGCGCGCGCCGTTTGCCTTCGCCCGTGGGCGACCGAGCCGAACGGCGCGTTCTGTCGCGCTTTCGTCGGTCGGCGCAATCGTGCTGCTCGCCAAAACAGGTCGGTTCTCGTAAGAGCCGGGGTGCTTGCCCGGCCAAAGCCGTGCGGCACATGTTTGCTTGGGACGGTCGGGCCGCCGTGAAGGCCCGCCGCGACCGTGGGTGTCGCCTGATGACGACGTTCGAAAATTCGCTGTCGTCCCCAGGCGACGCGGCATTAGCCGCCGATATTGGTGCGGTAGTCGCTCAGCTGATCGACGCCGTTGACCATGAAGATGTTGGCCAGATAATCCAGCTCAAGGATGTCTTCGCCATCCATCACCTGCTTGACGTAGGTGCAGTTGAAGCTGGAGCTGAACTCCGCGTTCTCGTGCGGTTTGAAGGTGCCCAGCGGGTTCTTCTTAAACATCACGGTCAGGTAGGTGATCATCGGCACTTCATCGACGCGGCCCTGCGCGGTGTAGCGCTCCACGCTGGAGCGGCACTGCAAAGACAACGCGCTGTACGGGTTGGCGGTGGCCAGCATCGCTTCGCGGTAGAAGGAGTTCCATTTGATCTCCCCTTCCAGCTTGTCGAACCCGGAAGGCAGTTCGATTTTGCCCACCATGCCGAGCGCTTTGTGCTCCTGCATGGTCATGCTGATGTCCGGCAGTTTGATTTCTTCCGCACGGCCCAGCAGATTCGCTCCGCTCAGATAAATATTCGCATTGGTGATGCGATTGACTTCGATTTTAGCCATTAGCTATTCCCCTTCAGCGTCACCAGATATTCGGAGGTGATCTCGGATTCATAAGACAGACGTTCCAGCGGCGGCGGCGGCGTGAACTTGTAGCTCAGCAGCACGTGGCCTGCGGCCAGCTCGGTTTCTTCGTTGCGCGCGGCGTCGTACCAGCACTTGAAGCCCAACAGCGCGCCGTTGCCGATCAGCGTACGGCCATAGGCGTTGACGGATTCGGTCAGCGCGTCGATCAGCGCCTGGCTAATCGGCTGGTCGATGAACTGGGTGCTGAAGTAGCGGATGGATTCGTTGATCACATCGGCGGTACGGCGCACGTTTTCGAAGTTGCGCATGTGGGTCACGGACGGCCAGGCCGCCTGCCGGTTGCCCCACAGACGCAGGCCGCTGCCGTAGCTGTTGAACACCGTGGTGATGCCCTGTTCATTCAGCAGGTTCACTTCGCAGTTCGGGTCGTCGATCATGGCTGACAGCTGGCGCTCTACGCCGGTGATGCCGGAGATCTCCTGGTTGGAGCTGCTCCACCAGTAGCCTTTCTCGTTGTCCACCTTGGCGCGCAGGCCGGCGGCGCGCTGAGACAGCGGCTCCAGACGTTCGCTGTTGGTGTTCGCGTCGTAGACTTTGACGTGCGGGTAGCAGAGCTTCACGCGGTCAGAGCTGGTGTTGAAGTTGATGGTGCCTGTCGGTCCGCGGCCGCTGATGGCCTGCTGGAACGTGGTGCCGATCGGCGCATCGACGTAGGCGACGGCGCCCAGTTTGTCGGCCAGGGACACCAATTCGGTGACGATGCTGGTCTGCGTGCAGTACACCGGCGCAATCAGGATCTTCGCGAAGAAACCGAAGGCGTTGTAGGTGTCGTTCAGCAGCTTCATGCCGGTGCGGTTGCCCGCTTCGTTCACGCTGCCGATGATGTCGGCCGCGGTGACTTTCGTCGGGTCGGCGAAGTCGTAGCTGGCGATCACGGTGCTGCCGCTGTCGATGTTGGTGCCGACGCGGGTGATTTTCCCGGTCTGCGCATCCAGCGTGTAGTCCTGACCTTCCACGTACGGCTGAGCGTCGTCGCTCTTACGCAGCACCAGGTTGGAGACCACCGGGTTGACCAGCTGGGCGACGCCCGTGCTGTCGAACGTGACCGAGGCATTGCTGACCGAGGTCTTGTGTTTGGCCGGGTCGAGCACGTTGATCACCAGCACCGTACCGGCGCCGTGGTCGTAAATGGCGTCCAGCGCCTGCGGGATGGTGAATCCGCTGACCTGAGAGCCGAACTGGGCCGCGTTGGTTTCCGACACGCACAGCGTGACGTCGTTGACCGGCCCCATGGGCGCGGTGCCGATCAGGCCGATGACCGCGGATTTAACGGTCTTAATCGGGCGAGCGCCGGTTTCGACCTCAACGGTTTCGACCCCATGCAGATAGTTAGCTGCCATGGTTTACCTCATCGTTAGTAGTGATAGAAGCGCCGTTTTCCAACGATTGCAGAAAGCCCAGAGCGACCAACGTTTTCACGTAATCATGCTCGGCGGGCAGTTCCACCTCATGCTGGGGAAACAGCAGCACTTCGGTGCCGTCAGCCAGCGTGACGCCGCTGGTCGGGCCGGTGTAGCGGTATTTCATATTTCGCTTTCCTTGTAAGTGACTTGTGTGAGTAATGGCCCGTCGGGCAGCGACGCGTCCTCGGTTTGCAGGGTTTCCGCGGTGAACCGAAGCGTGTAACGCCACAGTCCATCGCTACTGCCCTTGCCGACGACCGTCTCTTTCTTCAGCCGGATTTTGCGGTTGCAATTCGGAAGCCGGAGTCCGCACAGCACGCGCCGCAGCGCATCCAGCACGGTCACGGCCCCGTTTTGTCCGCTGGATTCGCGGCACACGACGGTGGCGCGCAGCTTGACAAGCTGCGTTTGCAGCACGATCCCGCACTCCTCCGGCTTGCGAAACGCAGAGCCGGCGTAGCGCACCAGAATCGCGCCGTCAGGATGGCTGAGGACGTACTCAGCCGGTTTTCCGGGGAAAGATTCCACCTGCAAGCCGGGAAAGGCCTCGGCAATCCGGGCAACCACGGCATCAATCATCGGTGAGACGTCCATTACGCGTTCCCCCGCGCGGCACGGCGGCAAAGGCCGTTCGTCGTCTGAGCGTCGCGGCGCCCACATGCCGGAAGCGCGTCGCCGCGCCGCGCGGTACGGGTGATGAACTGAACAAATTGAATCGACTGCATGACACCGTCCTGTTTTCGTAAACTGAGGTCAGTATCGCGGGAAATGGGGGATTGGGCTTTTAACCCTATTTAGAAACACATTGAACATCAACAAGTTGCAATTTTTTCGCCGAGTAGCGGTCCGTCGCGGAGTGCGCGCGCCGCAGAGCCAGCCAGAAAGACGATAATGCGTGGAATGACGTTGAGGTTGGAGGTTCGGAAATGGGGAGTTCGGCGTCGGACGCTGGGAATGAACAGTTCGGAGAGGGGAAAAGTGACGAATGAAAAATGGAGACAGTAGAATTTGAGATGTCGGGTACAGGCGACAACGCTCTAAGCAAAAAGCGACATCGAGATCGAGCCGTCGGGTACAGGCGACAATGCTCTAAGCAAAAAGCGACATCGAGATCGAGCCGTCGCGGAGTGTTGACGTTGGGGGAGAGAAGGAGGGGCGTCGTCGCATCATAAAAACGTCTCCGCAATGAAGAGGACGTGCGAAGACGCTTGGGTTTAGTCGTGCCAATATTTGGTGGGGTGGGCGATGCCGGGCAGGCTGTCGACCGTGTAGTCGACCAGATCCGCGCCAAGGCGGGTCAGGCTCACGGTCCCGCTGCCGTACGGCTCCGGATTGACCGAAAGCGTATGGCTTTCAGTCAGATAGTCCAGCGCCCTACGCAATTCGGGCGCCGTGACATCGGGATATATCCCGCGAATCACCTCCAGCAAAAAAAACAGGCTGACGGGATACGGCCGCGCACGGCTTAGCGTCACCAGGACATGCCAGCGCATGGACTCCTGACGCAATCGAGATATTTCCACCGCTAAGTTCTCCCATGTTGTTGCACCAGCTCCAACTTGTTGTAGAGCGCATCAAGCTTGGCTTCAATCACCGTCTGTCCGCGAATGTAATCCTCGCGGCGCACATAGTTCAGCGGCAAATCGGCCTTGAACGCCATAAACTCGCGCTCCAGACTGTTAAGGTCGCCCATACTGGTTCTGAAGCTGGTGTCCAGCGCCAGGAATTGCTCGGCCTGACGCTTCTCCATTTGGGCAAAAAACATCTTCGCGACCGCGAAAACAAAGCCCATGAAGGAGAGAAGCAGACCGACCAGCGTCCAGAATTCAATCTCGACCTTCATCTTTCCAGCCCCGCGATATAGTCCAGTAGCCCATTCACCTGGGCGGCGAGCCGTTGATAGGCGGCGCCGACTTCAGTGGCGTGAGCGAGGAGATCGCGCTGGGCGACGCCGGAATCGCGTAGCCGGGGATCAACGGCGGCACCGGCTCCGGACGCGCCGCCAGCGCGGCGGGCGGCGGCGGCGGCGTTTCCCGCATCGGCGGTGAGGGAAGACAGGCCGAAGGCGGCGTTGTACTGCTGCACGAAGCCAGCAGTAAACACGCACTCGATAGCGTGACTCTGGCCGCGTTCATCTTGCCAACGATGGGTAACATCATCAATTTTCCTCTGTAGCTGTTGATGGGTACGACGCAGGTCGGACAGGGTGGCGAGATAACGTTTTTCCGCCTCCGCCGCTGAAACAACCTGTTGTTGATAGCGCTGCTGCCAAGCCGTCAGGGCCTCGTTATCCTCTTCGGCCTGCGCCAGCAGCGCCTGCTCGTGGCGGTTTCGCAGCTCGCTCAGCGCCAGCTCGCCGTCGCGGGCGGCCTGAGCCTGTCCGCGCGTATAGCCGTTGTGATACAGGCCCCAGGCCAGCAGCATGACCAGCGTGAGAGCGCCCAGCCAGCGCCAGGGGATCAGATTAGTGAACACAGCTGGCGTCTCCCCATGTCAGATAGCGCGGCGCCAGCTCCTTCAAGATGCGCTGCGGATAGTGGCGATTTTCGCGGAAGTTGGCGGCGCTGCGGCCCGCGTTGACGTTTTCGACGTGGGAGAACCAGCGCTGACCGTTCAACCCTTGCTTCTCCGCCAGACGCCGGTCACGCTGCACCCAACCGAGTCCTCCGTTGTAGGCCGACAACGTCATCGCCATCCGCTCACAAGGGTTAACGCCGCGCAGACGCTCCCACAGCCAGTGGTCGTACTGCGTGAGCGCGCGAATGGCCCATCCGGGATTAAAGGGTTGATTTTTATCGAGTTCCGGCATGATGCCGCTGAACCATTCGGCGGTGGCGGGCATAAACTGCGCCAGCCCCTGCGCGCCGACGGGCGACACGGCCTGCGGATTCCAGCCGCTCTCCTGATGCAGCTGGGCGGCGAAGTCGGCCACCGGCGCTGACAGCCCCCACTCCAGCCGGGCGCTGCGGATTAGCTCGCTGCGATAGCGCTGCGCGGCGGCGGGCGTTTGATCGTCGGCATGAACGAAACGCGGCACGCCGCTCCACGACGCCAGCAGCAGCGCGGACAACAGCAGGCCCACGGTTTGTGGCGATAGCATGATTACAACCCCGTCGCCACAGACACACACACGGCCGCGACGATCATCGCGCGTCGCAGCTGTACGGCGGCAAAGATCAATTCACAGCCTGCCCGCACCGGATAATGCCCGTGCGCCATCTGCTCCGGATCGTGCTCCAGATACTGCCCCAGCGAGGCTTTCGGGAACAACGAACGATCCAGCCAGTAGCCCAGCACCGCCGCCAGCGTAATCAGCGAGATCTTATAGACCACCACCGGCAGCTGCTGCGGCGACACCAGCGCGATGAGCACCAGCAGCAATACCGCCGTCAGTTGCCAGCCCAACAATCGTTCCAGCCGCATGATGCGGCGTTTTTTACTTTGCATAACAGTCTCCTTGAGAAGTGAAATGCACACAGCATTACGGAGACGATCGGGGCGTGATTGTAAACGAGGTTATAGCGTCCACCGCCTTGCAAGCCGCGTGGCTCAAGGGTTTCCGCTCATTTGGGCGAAGAAAAAATCAGCAGAAGTTTTACTCTGAGGGGGCGAAAATGCGCGGTGGATGTGAAAATCCCACGATGCTAAAGCGCCTTGAAAGCGAGCATTTACGGTAGGCCACGAGCGGTGTAATCAACCTGTATCAACACGGCGACACTCGCGCAGCCGGTCTGTATCAACACGGCGACACTCGCGACACCGGCGCAATTCGCTTGTATCAAAAAAGCGACAGGCTGAGCACCACCCACCGTCCGGCCAGTTTTCATACAACGGCCAAGGGTAGACGCACGGATAAAAATCCGCCACCTGCTTTGTCCGTCATTTTCTAATTTATGCAACGGCGGTCACGCCCCGCTTCGCCGCGCCGCTTACCTGTTGCGCGTATCTTGGGCATCGCGATCTGCCGACGCAGGCGCGTCGGGCACTGCCATCCGCCAAAGGAGAGCAAGACAATGGCTCGCTTGATTCGCTCGCGGCTGTCGTCCGTGTGACCTCGGGGAACCACCAACGCCGGAACGCGTGCTAAGGCGGGTCATGCGGCGAGCGGCGAAGCATCATGATGACATCGCTCTTACCGCCGCACGCAGCAACAATATCGGGTGGCGGTCCGTATTCGAATAACATGAAAAATGACATCATAAGAGGGGCCATGTTCCGCACGGGAGGGTGCCGTTGCCGCCCACGCTCCCACGCGGAACTTTATTGGTCTATTTCAGGGAAATAACAATGAATCCAATAAATACATCAGCCTGCGGTTATTGTTGATAGGGACTATCCACAGTCTTTTTTTCGCCTTCGCTTATTTTATGGTCCGGCCGCACAAGCTTATTTTCGCACATCGCCGGATCGCGAGTACGTTACGGCGCCATGAAATGACTTCGGCAAAGATGATGAATGTCTATGCTCGGCACGGAAATCAGGGATAAAACCGCTCCCACCGCGCGATATGGCTTCTGGGGACTCCGCAAGGCGTCAGGTGTTTCTCTTACATGCCTCGGCGAAACAAGATGACATCGATAGTATCAATAATGGTCTGGTTTTCCGTGGCTATCTGAGATTCGATTTTACGAATTTTCTCCAGATGTTTACCCGCCACCGTGACCAAACATACCCAGCTGGCATAAATAATCAGTTTCTTTTCGTCTAAATCTAACAAGGTGGGTTTTTGGTGGAGTATAAGAAAAATATTCCACAGAACAAAAATAAACGCGCCAGAAATCAATCCGAATAAGAGGATGCACGGGATATTGAAATAACAGCGGCGCGAGGATTCATTACGGTTTGATATCAGTGCTTTTTTCATATTCAGTAAAGTGCGGTTATCCATCTCGTGTAACTCTGGGGGTCTCACCGGCGCGGGATTTATATTCACGACGGACCCGACATGTATGGACCCCGGATTATCCCCCCCGACGCTTATCGTTATTTGTCGCTCCAGGTTCTCTTGAGGCAGCATTTTTAAACTGCCCGCGACCTGATCTGCAAGCTCCTGTAATTCATTATCTCTTCTGTCCATGATTAGTCCTTTATATTATCAATGATTTATAACCAACTTCAGCACGCTATCAATCCTATCATTATCGATAGCAGGTTCTTTGATTAGGAAGTTATATATTTTTGCTGATTGTAATACGAGTTCCGCTGACGTCCAGCGTCGTCCCGCTTGTTTAGCCAGCATTTCCAATTTTAGGACAATATTTGCGAGCAGCTCCGCATCCAATGCGTCAGCTCGCGTCCCTGAGGACGCGCCCTGCTCGCCGGTCAAAATGAATTGCACGTTAGCGCCCGACTGCGCGAACGCAGCGAACACATCGCCTCCTGGCACCGCAACGCCACGTTCGTATTTGCTCCACATTTCACGAGAAACGCCACATCTGGCCGCGGCTTCGTCCTGTTTTAACGCTAGCCGACTTCGCTCAGATTTTAGACGCTGAGCACAAAGAGAATCAAAGTTCACAAAAACTCCGTTGACAATGAGAACTAAAGTTCACAAAATCTATTGCACAAATAGATACTTTCTTCGTAGAAAAAGGAGCCATCTCGATGAAAACCCCCGAGCAGGTTAAGCAGCTGTTCCGGCAAAACGGTTGGACCTTCAACCGGTGGGCCGAGGAAAACGGCTACCGCCCCTCAGACGTCTACCGCGTATTGAACGGACTCACGAAGGCGAAATACGGAAAAGGCCATGAAATTGCTGTGAAACTCGGCCTAAAAACGCCCCAACCCGTTTGATGGTTATCAACCTCCGTAACAGATTATCACATATTAAAAAAAGGAGAATGTGGCATGAGCAAGGCAAACGTATCCAGCGCAGGCGTTCGTATTCTGCGCGTTCTCAAAGCACTGCGCGGTCATACCCTGGGCGGCGTTGCGAACGGTGAACTGGCGGCGGCGCTGGATGAATCGCCCGCCAACATCCACCGCGCGCTGCACACCTTGATCGAAGAAGGATTGGCGCAACGGTTAGACAACGGGCGTTTCGCGCTGAGCATGCAGACCCTGCAAATCGCTCAGGCTCATGCCAACGAAATCGCACTCGCACAAGACCGCATCAACGAAATGAACCAGCGCTTGCTGGCCGGCAGCCGGTAGTAGAAGGACACACACACATGGCAAGAATAAAAACTCCCCCGCTTGAATTAGTTGCGGATGCCGCGTTGGCCCGCGATCTGGATGAAAACCTGAACGCGCTGTCGCAGCACCAGACGCGCATCATGCAGCAATACGGCGAAGGCCTGCCCTACGAGCGCGACCGCATCATTCACGAAGCCCGCTTTTACATGGCGCAGAGCGCGGAAGCGATGCTGGAAGCCGGTAAACGATTGGTGATCCTCAAAGAAAACGAGCCGCACGGCACCTTTACGACCATCGTCGAAAACGAACTGGGACTGGCGCCGCAGGTGGCGCGCCGCATGATGCAGGCCAGCGTCAAGTTTCTGGGCTACGGCGACGGCTCGCAGCCAAAGCGCTCATCGCTGCGCGTTCTGGGCAAAACCAAATTGTATGAACTGATGGTGCTGGATGACGACGAACTGGACCAGCTGGCGGAAGGCGGCACGGTGGCGGGCGCGACGCTCGACGAGATCGACCGCATGACCAGCCGCGAACTGAAGGCCGCCCTGCGCGAATCCCGCGAGAACAGCGCCGCTCAGCAGCGGGTGCTGGCGGACAAAAACAGCAAAATCGACGAGCTGGCCACTCAGCTGGAGAAAAAGTCTCGCATCGCCACTCCCGAACCGGACCCGCAGAGCGCCCAACTACGGGCCGAAGTCAGCGCCATCGCCTTCGACGCCGAAGCGCATCTGCTCGGCAAACTACAGGCCGGTTTCAGCGAGCTGCTCAACAGCAACGACGCCCTGGAGTCGCCGCCGACCGAATTCATGAACGGCCTGCTGTGCCAGCTGGAGCGCGCCATCCACCAGCTGCGCGAGCGCTTCTTCCTGGACGAGGCGCCGAACGCCAGCCTGAAACCGGCCTGGCTCGACGCTCCCGAACCTCGACTGCCCCACACCGAGACGGTCTGAGGAGTGATGATGAACGCCGCCCTGACGGAAAAACTGGTCGCCGTCGCCCGCGCCGCGCGCGAAGCCGGACATGGCCGCCGCGGTCCGATCTACGACGCCGCGTGCGCCGAACTGGGGATGTCCCGCGGAACATTGCTGCGCAAGCTGAAGACCGTGGCGATGCCCCGCCGCCCTCGCAAGCAGCGCAGCGACGCCGGCCACAGCGCCCTGACCCGCGAAGAAGCCGCCATGCTGGCCGCCACGCTGATGGAAGCCACGCGGAAAAACGGCAAACGCCTGTACGCGATTGCGGACGCCGCGGACACCCTGCGCGCCAACGGCCTGATCGACGCCAGCCGCATGGACCCGGCCACCGGCGAGTGCATCCCGCTGTCCCCCTCCACGCTGAGCCGCGCGCTGCGCAACTACGGCCTGCATCCTGACCAGCTCAGCGCCCCCGCGCCGGTCACCGAACTGGCGAGCCGTCACCCCAACCACGTCTGGGAAATCGACGCGTCGCTGTGCACGCTCTACTACCTCAGCAACGGCCGCAAAGGGTTACAGGTGATGGACAGCGCGCGCTTCTATAAAAACAAGCCCGCCAACCTGGCGCGCATCGCCAGCGACCGGGTATGGAGCTACGAAATCACCGACCACGCCACCGGCTGGATCTACGTGGAATACGTGATGGGCGCGGAGTCCGGCGAGAATCTGTGCTCGGTGCTGATCAACGCAATGCAGGCGCGCGGCGGCGCCGACGTTCTGCACGGCGTGCCGAAAATCCTCTACCTCGACCCCGGCTCCGCCAACACCGCCAGCATGACCCGCAACCTATGCCAGTCGCTCGGCATCGAGCTGATCGCCCACAAAGCGCACTCGGCCCGCGCCACCGGTCAGGTCGAGAAAGCGCGCGACATCATCGAACGCAAGCTGGAGCCGGGCCTCAAGTTCCAGCCGGTCCACAGCCTGGAGGAGTTAAACGCGCTGGCCGCCAAATGGCGCAGCCACTTCAACGCCACCGCCGTCCACAGCCGCACCGGAATGACCCGCACCGCCGCGTGGCTGAACATCAGCGACAGCGAGCTGGTGAAAGCGCCGTCGCGCGAGGTATGCCGCGAGCTGGCGGTCTCCTCGCCGGAGACCCGCAAAGTGACGCCGAAACTGCGCGTCTCGTTCCGCGGCGTGGAGTACGACGTGTCGTCGGTGCCGGACGTCATGGTCGGCCAGACGCTGCGCATCACCCGCAACCCGTGGCGCAGCCGCTGCGCGCAGGTGGTGATGATGGGCGAGGACGGCTACGAGCACTACTGGCAGGTCGAAGAGGTCGAGAAAGACGCCTACGGCTTCGCCGCCTCCGCGCCCGTCATCGGCGAGCGTTTCCGCGCGCAGGCCGCCACGCCCGCGCAGACGGCCAAAGCCGAGCTGGAGCGGCGCATCACCGGGACGGACAACGCGACGGACGCCGCCGATGCCCGCCGACGCCACGCCTTGCCGTTCGGCGGACGGCTCGACCCTTACAAGCAGATCGACGACGCCGTATTGCCGAGCTACCTGCCCCGGCGCGGCCAGCCGTCTCCCGTTCGCGCCCCGCGCGTGGAGCAGCGACCGCTGAGCCACGTCGAGGCCGCCCGTATGCTGCGCGAGCGCTTCCTGGCCCACGGGCAGAGCTGGACCTCGGCGCACTATCGCCAACTTGCCAACCGCTTTCCCGACGGCGTGCCCATCGAGGCCTTGGAGCCGCTGGCCGGCGAGCTGCTTACGCCGCCCGCACGCCTCGTCAACGGGCCTTGATCCCTCGGCGCAACCGCGCCGCAACCTGACCGGGCCGACTCCCTAAGCGGCCTTCCCCGCCGACCCAGAGCGACGCGACATCGCGCCGCCCAGGGGACGCTCAACTTTTTTTCGGCGTGACGGCACGTCGCAGAGACAACGCGAGACGGCAAGTCGCCCCGACGGCACGCCGTCAGGACACGATCGCCACACGTTATGGAGGCAAGGATGTTATTGAAAAAACAGGTGCTGCACCCTGAGACCCGCAAAGCGTTCGGACTGTTCCGCGATCCGTTTGCGGAAGACGCACTGCAAGGCCCCGAGGACGTGTTCATCACGCCCGACATCCGATATGTGCGCGAAGCGCTGCATCAGACCGCATGCTACGGCGGCTTTCTGGCGGTGATCGGCGAGTCCGGCGCGGGCAAGTCCACGCTGCGCCGCGACCTGATTGACCGTCTGGAGCGCGAGCGCGCCCCGGTCGTCGTCATCGAGCCGTACACGCTGGCGATGGAAGACAACGACGTCAAAGGCAAAACGCTGAAGGCCGCGGGCATCGCCGAGGCGGTGATCAGCACGCTGGCGCCGCTCGAACGCATCAAACGTACGCAAGATGCTCGCTTCCGCCAGATGCACCGGTTGCTGCGCGATAGCCGCCGCAGCGGCTACAGCCATGTGCTGATCATCGAAGAAGCGCACAGCCTGCCGATCCCCACGCTCAAGCATCTCAAGCGCTTTTTCGAACTGGAGAGCGGCTTCAAAAAACTGCTCTCCATCGTGCTGATCGGCCAGCCGGAGCTGGCGTCGAAGCTCAGCGAACGCAACCCCGAGGTGCGCGAAGTGGTGCAGCGCTGCGAAGTGGTCGAACTTGAGCCGCTGGACGGAACGCTGGCGGACTTTCTCAGCTTCAAGCTGGGCCGCGTCGGCAAAACGCTCGACGAGGTGCTTGATGACGGCGCGCTGGACGCGCTCCGCGCCCGACTCAGCTTTCACACGGGCGGCCGTCAGACGGTCAGCCTGCTTTACCCCCTTGCTATCGGCAACCTGATGATCGCCGCCATGAATCTGGCAGCCAGCATCGGCATCCCCCTCATCAATTCAGACGTCATTAAAGGACTCTAATCATGGCCAAAATCATCATCAACATCACGCATAAAAAAGAAACAGCGGCGCGCGGACTGAGCGCGGTGGACCTGTCTTGCGCCGTCACGGCGGAGCTGGAGGACCACGAAGAGCAGGTGACGCTGCTGATGACTCAACTGCTGGGCGCCGGGCTGCCGGACCTGATCGAGTCCGCCAACGACCAGTTGGTCATGCTGCTGGAAGACCAGGGGGTGCGGGTGGCGGAGGCGACCGTCACGCCGCTGGACGACGATACCGCCGCGGCGTCGAACGACGCGGGAGGCGCCCGCCCATAAGACATTGACCGGCGTCCGCGCCGGTCGCCATCGCTCCGCTAACGGGGAAAATCGTAGTGATATCAATAACGTTCACATTAAGAAGAGGAATGCATCATGACAAATAACAACAGTTTTCGCAGTAAAGGCCCAGAGCTGCTGGTCGAGCTGGCTCAGCACACGTCCAACATTCTGCACGAGGCCGTGGACATCGACATCCGCACCGCCGACCAGATAGGCGAAGCCGTCGCCAGCCGGATGATGCAGGTCTGGGGCGGACAAAACGTCTACTTCCCGATGGGGATGGCCTGGAGAGTCAGCCAGCGCGACCAGGAGATCTTCAACGACTTCAACGGCAAAAACCACCACGAGTTGGCCCGTAAATACGGCGTTTCGTTGCAGTGGATCTACAGCGTCGTCAAACGCGTCCGCAAAGAGGAACAGGCGCGCATACAAGGCTCGCTGTTTGAAGGCGGCGCCGCCAGAGACAGCACCGAAGACGACTGA